GCTAACAGTTGTACGCCCCGCCCCTCTGGATAACCGGTCGGGATCTGCGGCGACACCCCCACCCCCCCTATAGCCGTGCGACTACACGACTTATATACATAGTAAAACGCTCAAGTAATTACCAAAAAAATATATACCCCGCGTAGTCAGTAAGCAGTACTCCCTTTTTTTGCAGGGAAAAGGGGTAGGATTCCTAGTGCTGAAAAAATTTTGCAAAAAATTGAGAATTGGCCTTGCGCCCCGATGACTGATTCTGTACCTTCTGTAAACTAACTTGTTCCGCTAGGAATATGCCGAGCTTCTGTAAGGTTCCACCTAGAATGTACATAGTCTTTTTTAGGTAGATATCTAAGTTTAGGTAGATTCCTAGACGGGAATATTCCTAAGGAGATTTATGTCTGTTTTAGACAGGGTAGACCCTAACCTTTTAAAGAAAATACCCAACCTTCCCGAAGAAGAGCAAAGAGATATACTTGCGCTCATAGAAGAACTGGAAGAGGCTGAGAACAAGGAAAAGGCCCGTGATGGGTTTATGCCGTTTATTAAACGTGTATGGCCTGCATTCATTGAGGGCCGTCATCACAAGCTAATGGGCGAGGCCTTTGAGAAGGTTGCCCGTGGTGAACTCAAGCGTTTAATCATTAATATGCCTCCCCGGCACACCAAGTCTGAGTTTGCTTCCTACTTACTCCCTGCTTGGTTTCTAGGTAACTTCCCAGAAAAGAAAATAATTCAAACCGCTCACACTGCTGAGCTATCTGTTGGCTTTGGTCGTAAGGTTCGTAACCTAGTAGACAGTGATGACTACAAGTCTGTATTCCCCAACTTAGGCCTACGCGCCGACTCAAAGGCTGCTGGACGCTGGAGTACCACCCAAGGCGGTGAATACTTCGCTATTGGTGTTGGTGGTGCCGTAACTGGTAAAGGTGCGGATTTGTTAATTATTGACGATCCTCATTCAGAGCAAGAAGGGCAAAGCGCCGACCCCGGTGTGTTTGATAAAACCTACGAATGGTACACCTCCGGGCCTAGACAGCGTCTACAACCGGGCGGAGCAATCATTGTTGTAATGACTCGATGGCACAAACGAGACTTAACCGGGCAGATCATTAAGTCTTCAGTCCAGAGGGCTGGCACAGACGAATGGGAGGTCATAGAGTTTCCAGCGATTATGCCTTCAGGCAAGTCTTTGTGGCCTGAGTTCTGGCCTTTGCCAGAGCTAGAGTCCTTGCGTAATGAGCTACCCGCCTCAAAATGGAACGCACAGTACCAGCAAGACCCGACATCTGAAGAGGGTGCGCTAGTAAAGCGTGAGTGGTGGCGCGAGTGGGACAGCGATGTGCCGCCTCAGTGTGAGTTTATAATACAGTCTTGGGACACGGCGTTCCTTAAAACACAACGTGCCGACTACTCTGCCTGCACAACGTGGGGTGTTTTTTACCAGCCCGATAGCGTGGGCAATATGCAAGCCTGCATAATCCTGCTAGATGCTTTGAAGGAGCGTTTAGAGTTCCCAGAGCTTAAAAAGAAAGCCTTAGAGTATTACCAATACTGGGAGCCTGATGCCTGTATTGTAGAAGCCAAGGCTGCTGGCACCCCTTTAATCTTTGAATTAAGGGCTATGGGTATCCCAGTGTCTGAGTACACACCGTCTAGAGGCAATGACAAGATCTCCCGTGTAAACGCCGTATCAGACCTATTTGCGTCTGGTAATGTGTGGCGTCCAAACACTAGGTTTGCAGAAGAGGTTGTTGAGGAATTTGCATCGTTTCCTGCCGGGGAGCATGATGACTTGGTTGACTCATCGACTCAGGCACTACTACGCTTTAGGCAGGGTGGGTTTTTAAGACTAAGCAGCGATGAAGAGGACGAACCTTTTTATCCCAAGAAAGCTAATTATTACTAGAGACAACTTATGGCTTTTCTTCAAAGTAACATTCCGTACTTTAAGTGCTGGGTGAGAAAGGAGTACACACACAATCACAGTAAGTATCACGGCGAGTTTATACACGCTATGGCAATTGCTGTTACTACGATGCCAAAGAGATGTCTTAGCTTTCAGTTAATATTTACTGGTGCAGAGACATACGACACTGATGAGCCGAACGTTCACGGCGGTGCGATGTGGGCGCGAATGCCAATTACTGCGTTGGTTGGTGATACTCCGTTTGAAGAATGGCCTGCGCCAATGCCGGTATACGCAGCGCAGCCTTGGGATTGCAGTTCTAGAGAACATTCTGTATATGTTCTTGAACGTGCTTCTCCATGCCCTTGGCTCGCTAAGGTTGACGGTGAGTTTTACCCTGCAAAATATATGTTTACTGTAGACTATACAGACAACGAAATTGCGGATGACCCTGCTCAACACAAACAATCTCATGTTATGGAGTTGTTGGAGGCTGGCCCTTATACGGGTAACATCGTTGCACTACCAAACAACCGGGTAAGAATAACTCACCCAGCTTGGTTTGAAACAGGAGAAGGAGCGCCTGACTTTAGGCCTTCTCAACAAGTACATTACAGCAAGTCTGATCTAGACTACACGCTGGATGTTAATAGAGTTTTTGATAATTTATACGCGGGAGATTCAGATGAAGAAGTCTAAAGGTTATGTGGGCGGCGGAAAGATGAAAACCAAAGGCATGATGGCTGGCGGTAAGACCAAGATGAAGTCTAAAGGCTACGCAAGTGGCGGCAAAGCAATGCCAATGGCTGAGAAAGATGGCGAAATGGTTCCAGCTTTTCTTGCACAAGAAGGCGGCAAGATGCCAAATAAAATGCGAATGGGATCTAAGATGTACGCTAACGGCGGCGTTGCTAAAATTCAAAGAATGGAAGGCGGCGGCAAGGTTCGTGGATCTGGCATGGCGCGTAACCAAAAATTTGGACGGAATGGATAAATGGCTATTGAACGCCCACTAGAAACTCCAAGCATTGACAGTATGGGTATGGGAGAAGAATCTCTAGAAATAGAGATTGTTGATCCTGAATCCGTTTCTATATCTGCTGGTGGAGATACAATCTTTGAGTTTGATGAAGATGACTTTGAGAACGAAGACATACCTCATGACGCAAACTTAGCTGAGTTTATTGAGGATAATCTACTCGGCACTATTGCCAATGATTTAGTGGGCGCTTTCCGGGCAGACAAGGAAAGTCGATCAGATTGGGAAAGGTCATACATAGAAGGCCTAGACTTATTGGGCCTCAAGCACGAAGAGCGAACAACCCCTTGGGATGGCGCTTGTGGTGTGTTTCACCCGTTACTTACCGAAGCTGTAATACGGTTTCAATCTCAAGCTATTCAAGAGATATTTCCTGCCAGTGGCCCGGTAAAAACAACCATTGTTGGCAAAATAAGTGACGAAAGAGAAAAGCAAGCTCACAGAGTTCAAGACTATCTGAACTATATGCTTACAGAAAAAATGACTGAGTATCGGTCAGAAACTGAGCGTATGCTTTTTTCTTTGCCATTGGCTGGTTCAGCGTTTAGAAAGGTTTATTACGACCCTAGTATGGGGCGGCCTTGCAGTATGTTTGTTCCTGCCGAGGACTTTGTGGTTAGTTACGGCGCGTCAGATCTAGAAACGTGTGAGCGAGCCACTCATATTATGAAGCGCACAAGCAACGAGGTGCGTAAACTACAAATTTCTGGCTTCTATGCCGATATAGAGCTACCGAATTCATCTCCCGGCCTTTCTGGTGGGGCTGACAGAATCAAAGATAAGTACAACGAACTAACTGGTGATGAGCCTAGCTACGACAGTGACAGCAGGCACACCATTCTAGAGATGATGGTTGACCTTGATCTTGAGGGTTTTGAGGATATGGACGGCGATGAGCCTACCGGAATCCAATTACCATACGTTGTCAGTATAGATTTAAGCTCTAGAATGATTTTATCCATCAGGCGTAACTGGTATGAAGACGATAAGCGCAAATTAAAGCGTCAACACTTCGTACATTACCAGTATATGCCCGGATTAGGGTTCTACGGATTCGGTCTAATCCACATGATTGGTGGTTTAGCTAAGTCAGCAACCTCTTTGCTGCGACAATTAGTAGATGCAGGTACGTTAGCGAACCTTCCCGGCGGTTTAAAGTCCAGAGGATTGCGAATTAAGGGCGATGACACGCCTATTATGCCGGGTGAGTTCCGTGATGTGGACGTTCCGGGCGGCACGATACAAGATAATATAAGATTTTTGCCCTACAAAGAGCCAAGCACGGTTTTATACCAGCTTATGGGCGATATTGTAGAGGAAGGACGGCGATTTGCCTCTGCTGCTGACGTAAAAGCGTCAGATATGAACGCAGAAGCGCCTGTTGGCACCACTCTAGCCATATTAGAGCGGTCAATGAAGGTTATGAGCGCGGTTCAAGCCCGTTTACACGCCTCTATGCGTACGGAATTACGACTTTTGTCCAAAGTTGTTAAAGATTTCGGGCCTGACGAGTATCCATACGAAGAAGAAGATCAAGCGGTTACCCGTGAGGACTTTGATGACCGTGTAGACGTAATACCGGTCAGCGATCCAAACGCTGGCACGATGGCTCAAAGGATTATGCAGTATCAAGCGGCTCTCCAACTTGCTCAGCAAGCACCTGAGTTGTATGACCTGCCTCTATTGCATCGTCAAATGCTAGAAATCTTAAATATTCGTGATTCAGATAAGATTGTGCCTCTTGAGGGGGATATGGAGCCTACAGACCCAATATCCGAGAACATGAACATAATCAATGGCGAGCCAGTAAAGGCTTTTGCTTATCAAGACCACGAAGCACACATTATTGCTCACAAGGCGCTTATAGAAGATCCAAAGATCATGGAGATTATGGGCAAGAGTCCAAACGCTCAAAAAGCGGGAGCAGAATTGGCAGCCCACATACAAGAACACCTTGCGTTCCAGTATAGGCTAGAGATTGAGAAACAACTTGGTGTTGAGCTACCTACGCCAAATCAAGCGTTGCCAGAAGATATTGAGTTCAGAATATCTAGACTTGTTGCTCCTGCTGCTGAGCAGCTTACAGGAAAAAACAAGCAAGAAGCTCAAGCCAAGCAAGCTCAACAGCAAGCTCAAGACCCAATCATCCAAATGCAACAAAAAGAGTTACAAATCAAAGAGATGCAAGCGCAATCTAAGGCGCAGGCTGAGATGGCTAAAATACAACTCGATATGCAGAAAGCATCAAGCAATATGCAAATACAAAGAGATAGGCTTGATCAAGAAGGTCGCATAGCAAATGCCAAACTGGCAGCGAGCATTTCAGAAAACAACACAAAAGAAGAATTAGAAGAGAGAAAGATCACCTCTAAAGAACAAATTGATGGCTTTAGAATAGGCCAAGAAATAGCTAAGGATTTAACTGGTGAGTAGTGTATCCTCTGTAAACAGTTTTGAGTACTATCGAAAAACGCTCCGTACCCATATGAATGAGTACTCCGACCACATAAGTGGTGGCGCGTGTAAAGATTATAATGAATACTCAAGATGTGTCGGAATCATTGAAGGGCTGGCAATGGCAGAGCGAGAGCTTTTGGATATGCAAGCCAAGATTGACGAAGACTACTCCGCATAAGCGGTGCAAGCGACTCTGGACGCTTTTTTCCAGTGCAAAAGGACAACTAATGAGCGAATCATTAGCAACAAACGATGACTTAGATTCCCAAGAGGATGAGCAGTCGCGCAAAGCAAAGCAATTACCTCAACCTAGAGGGTATAAAATACTTATTGCTTTACCTGAACCCGAAGAAAAAACGGCTGGGGGCATTCTTAAAGCCCATGAAACGCTGCACAATGAAGAAGTGGGGTCTATTGTAGGCATGGTCTTAGAGTTAGGGCCAGATGCATATAGTGACCCACAGCGGTTCCCGTCCGGTGCTTCTTGTAAAAAAGGAGACTTTATTTTGATGCGATCTTTTTCTGGAACCAGATTTAAGATTCACGATAAAGAGTTTCGCTTGATCAATGACGATAGCGTTGAAGCTGTTGTAGAAGATCCACGGGGGATTGTTAAGTTATGAGTGAAGTACAAGAAGGTATGGACTTTGAGGAAACTTCTGCTGAAGATAAGTTTTTCGGAGTCAAAACAACTATTGCTCGGTCAGTAAAAGAAGAGCAACCTTCTAACCCTGATATAGAGTTAGAGGTTATTGATGATCGTCCAGAAGAAGATCGTCGAGCACCAAGGTCTGATTCAGGTGAAGATGCTGATGATGATGAGCTTTCAGGTTACAGTGACCGTGTTCAAAAACGAATAAACAAACTTCGTTATGAGCAAAATGAAGAGCGCAGGCAGAGAGAAGCGGCTGAAAAGCTACGAGAAGAAGCTGTAAGTTACGCACAGCAAGTAACTGCCAAGAATAAAGAATACGAATCTTTGATTAATCGCGGGGAAGCTGCGTTAATTAGTCAAATAAAAGATAAGGCTCAATTAACCCTTGAGTCTGCTAGGCAGCAATATAAAACTGCCTATGAAGAAGGTGACACAGATAGCGTAGTTGCTGCCCAAGAAGGGTTGATGAGAGCGCAGTCTGAGCTTGCGGAGGCTGATCGGTACGAAAAAGGCCTCGCCAATAAACCTGTTAATGTCCCACAAGACAGTTATCAGCAGGAAGTTTATCGGCAACAGCAAGCTAGAGAGCAAGCTTACGCTGCACAACAGCAGCAGCAAGCTCAAGTCACTGTTGAGCCAGAAGCTCAGCAATGGGCAGAAAAGAATAGCTGGTTTATGAAACCCGGCTATGAAGAAATGACTAGTTTGGCTTACGGCGCTCATGCAAAAGCAGTAGCGGATAACGTAGCTCCAAACAGTCCCGAATATTTTGAAAGAATTGACAGAAGAATGCGTAGTGCATTCCCTGAATATAATTGGCATGATTCTAGCGATACATATGGACGTAACGCGCCCGTGAATGTCAATCAGCCTTCGTCGGTGGTAGCCCCCTCCTCTAGGAGTAATGGAGCTAAACCGCGCAAAGTACGGCTAACGTCCAGTCAGATTGCTCTCGCAAAGCGAATCGGGCTTACCAATGAACAGTACGCAATGCAACTCATCAAGGAGGGCAAATAGTGTCTGAAGAGCGCAAACCTAGAAATAGTGATACGCGAGAAGCGTCTACACGAACAAGCGATGCTTGGGTTCCAGCATCTATACTACCAGACCCACAACCACAAGATGGTTGGGTGTTTAGGTGGATTAGAACTAAAACCCTTGGAGAATCCGATAATGTTCACGTTTCCAGAATGTTTAGGGAAGGATGGTCACCTGTAAAAGCAGAAGATCACCCAGAACTAATGCTGGCATCTGATATCGGGTCTCAGTTTGAAGGCAACATTGAAGTTGGCGGTTTACTACTATGCAAGGCTGATGAAGCCCGAATGGCAGCTAGAACCAAGCACTTCCAAGGTGTTGCTGAAAACCAAATGCAGTCTGTAGATAATAACTTTTTGCGTGAAAACGATCCTCGTATGCCACTTCTGAACCCAGAAAGAAGCACACGAATATCTTCATTTGGTAAGAACTAACCCTTAAATTAGGGTTAGCCGATTAATTAAGGAGGCCTATCATGGCTATCGCTGCTACCCCCACAGGTGCAGAACCGGTTGATACCTTGAGTGCTAGTGGATCTTTCACAGGAAAGATTCGCCACATCAAGATCGCAAACGCATATGCAACCGCCATTTTTTATGGTGATTTCGTAAAGCTGGTTGCTGCCGGGACTGTTGAAAAAGCTGCCGTAACAACTTCTGTTGCTGCTGGCACCGTAGGTATTTTTGTAGGCTGCGCTTACACAGATCCATCTACAAACCAGATGACGTTTAACCAACAATTCCCAGCATCAACTGCTGCTGATGACATTGTTGCTTACGTTGTTGACGATCCTAAGCTGTTATTCCGTATGCAAGCTGATGAAGCTATTGCACAAACTGGACTTGGAAACAATGTCTCAGCGGTTAACACTGCCGGTTCAACATCCATCGGTC